ATGCCCTTGCAATGGGCAACATAATTCCTAATCCAATTTCAGCAGCTGCTACAACATTCATGGCCCCGTTTTGGGTTGAAAATGCTGGCAGAGCTTTGGCACAAGGCCAACCATTAGATGCAGCAATGTATGCCGCACCTTTTGCTGGCAAATTAAAACCATTTTTACGCCCTGCAGTAAAAGCAGCAACTACACAGTTTGTGCCAGAAGTTAATGTGCCAAGCAGTTACAAATCCGTTTTAGAATAAAATAATGGCAAATCCAAAATTACCGATTCAAATGGGTGGCAGCCTGCCGTCTTTGGACTCTAAGAAAGACGAAGACATTGCAGAAGGCCAGCTTCAAGAGCAAGAGATTGCGGAACTTGAAGACTATTTGGGTTTAGATGAAGGTCAAGCTGAGGGTGAGATTATTGAACTGGAAGACGGTTCAGTAGTTGTAAACCTGGAACAAACTAAGGGTCCAAAAGAAAGCCCTGAGTTTTATGCTAACCTTGCGGAAGTATTTGATGAAGGCTCTTTGGATCAATTGGCCCAAAACTATTTGGACTTTATTGATGAAGATAAAGAAGCTAGAAAACAGCGCGATAAGCAATATGAGGAAGGCTTACGCCGCACTGGTTTGGGTAAGGACGCTCCTGGTGGTGCTACTTTCGACGGTGCTTCTAAAGTTGTGCATCCAGTTATGGCAGAGGCTTGTGTAGACTTCGCAGCAAGCTCAGCCAAAGAATTACTGCCACCTGAAGGCATTGCTAAGACAAACATCAAGGGCGCGATCGATCGCATGAAGTTGGAAATTGCCGAGCGCAAGGTCAACTTCTTAAACTGGCAGCTGGCAGAACAGATTCCAGAATACCGCGACGAGATGGAACAACTGCTGACTCAACTACCATTAGGTGGTTCGCAGTTTTTGAAATGGCGTTGGGATGAAGAACAACGCCGCCCAATGTGTGAGTGGATCCCGATCGACAACATCTTGTTGCCGTACGCATCCACCAACTTCTACACATCACAGCGCGCGACTGAAGTACAAGACATTACAGAGGATGTGTTCCTCCAGCGTGTTGACTCTGGTTTGTATCGTGAGATCGATGCATCGTACACATCCGACGCGCCAATCGATGACCAGACGCAATCTGAAAAAGCCAACAACAAGATTGAAGGCAAACAAGAGTCTGGTAAAAACGTGGACGGCATGCGCCGCATCTACGAGATCACATGTTTCTTGCGCTTAGATGATGATGACACAACTGAAGGTCGCCGCGCTCCTTACATTTTAACAATTGACGAGTCTACTAGCAAGGTGCTATCGCTGTACCGTAACTGGGCAGACGGTGACGAGAAATTTGAAAAGCTAGACTGGTATGTTGAGTTCAAGTTCATCCCGTGGCGTGGAGCATATGCTATTGGCTTGCCTCATCTTATTGGCGGGCTTAGTGCTGCTCTTACTGGCGCTCTGCGCGCGCTGCTTGACGCAGCTCACATTAGTAACAGTCAAACGATGCTCAAGCTCAAGGGTGGGCGCATTGGTGGACAGTCGGACCGTATTGAGCCGACTCAGGTGGTTGAGATTGAAGGTGCACCAGGTGTAGACGACGTTCGCAAGTTGGCCATGCCGCTGCCGTTTAACCAACCTTCCAGCGTATTGTTTAACTTGCTAGGCTGGTTGACAGATGCAGCCAAGGGTGTGGTTACCACAGCCGAAGAGAAGATTGGTGATGCAAGCAACAACATGCCCGTTGGCACAACGCAGGCATTGATCGAGCAAGGTGCTAAGGTATTCTCAAGCATCCACGCACGTTTGCACAGAAGCCAGGCTAAGTCATTAAAGATTATCTCTCGTATCAATAACTGGTATTTGAGCGAGATGGACAATCAGTCTGGTGAAGAGATTGAGGTCCGTGACTTTGCATACAACAGCGATGTACGTCCTGTTTCAGACCCCAACATTTTCTCTGAGACACAACGTCTTGCACAAAACCAAGCCTTGTTGCAAATGGCAACCGCGGCTCCTCCTGGAATGTTTGACTTGCGTGCGGTGTACAACCGGATTGTTAGACAGTTAAAGATTCCAGAAGCCGATGAGATTTTACCAAACCCACAAGGTGCAAAAGAATCCAACCCAGCGTTAGAGAACGTTTCTATGACGATGGGTCGACACGCGGCTGCTTACCCAGACCAAGACCATATTGCGCACCTCGAAGTACATTTGGAGTACGCTGAGAATCCTGTGTATGGTGGCAGCCCGGTTATTGGACCAACGTTCACGCCCATGGCGTTAGAGCACATCAAGCAACACTTGATGCTGTACTATCTCCAGTCTATGCGTAACGTTGTGGCAAAGGCGTCTGGTGGAAAAGACGTGCTCGATTTACACGAAGAGAAGACATTAGATTGGGAATCACAGCAGGCTTTGGCTTTAGGCTCGAAGATTGTTGACCACGAATCCCAGAAGCTCTTACAACCATACATGCAGCGAATTATGATGTTGGTGCAGAAGGTGCAGCAAATGCAACAAGCACAACAGCAAACAGCTATGAACGCCGACCCGACTGCACAGGTATTGTTGAAGACACAGATGGCAGAAACTCAACGTAAGGCACAAGAGTTCCAAACCAAGATGCAAAATGAGTTGCAAAGTGCCCAGCAGGATTACCAACTCAAAGTGGCTGAACTGCAGCAAAAGGTGGCAGAATTACAGACCAAGTATCAAACGCAGACAAATATTGACAACCAGCGCAATGCGACCGATATTGCAATGGCGAATATTAATAACTCCGCGCGCGAACGAGTGGCCTACATCCAAGCCGGTGCTCAGATGGATCAGCAACAAGCTCAGTTAGAACACGAGCAAAACATGTCAGCGATTGAGGCTATTGACGCCGCAAGTGCAGACATTAGACAGCATGGTTTAGCTATTGAACAGCAAAACTTCCAGCAACAAGCAAGTTTGGTTAATCAACAAGCCCAGCAGCAAGCTCAGGCAGACCTGGCGAACCAACAACACATGCAACAGCTGCAACAAAACAACCAGCAACACGCTCAAACGCTGGAACAAAACTATCAACAACCTGAACCACAACCTCCCGAAGGACAACAATAATGGCAACTAAACAAAAAGGCGAACTCGGTTTCCGCCACACATACAAACAAACTGGTAACATGGGTTACGCAGGCGGCCCTGGCGAGACTAACATCGACGCTGGCCCAGCCGGTTCACACCGTGACAACAACTGGAAAATTGGCGCTGCTCAGGCAAAAATGACCAAACCTTCTAAAGTTGGTCCCGATAAAAACCTTAAAGATATCGGCGGCGGTAACTTTTATTGATACATTAAGGGCGGTTCTATGTCGCCTTTTGTATTAATAAAAGTATGAAAGATATTATATCTGAATTAATTAAGCGTTTGCGAAGCGCTGATCAAGATTTAACGTTAGCTATTTCGTCCGGCGTTAATGTCCACGATTATGCCTCTTACCAGAGGTTGATAGGACAAAAAGCTGGTGTCCAAGATGCATTGGACATTATAAATCAAATCCTTAGCGAGGACGAAGAGGATATTTAAAGTGCCGTAAGGCATGTGGAGCACTGTAAAGTGATTGACTTAAAGCAAAACGACGAGCCAGATTTGCGCTCGGAACTCGAATGTTTTCCGAATGTAGACCCCGGTATTGAAGTTTTAGGTGACCGCGTATTAGTTCAACTACGACGCGAGAAAATAATGAGCAAGGGTGGCATCATTTTAGTTGATGAGACCAAACAAACGCTCCGATTTAATGAGACAGTTGCAAAGGTTATCCAAATTGGACCTTTGGCGTACAAGAGTCCTGATGATCTAACTCCATGGCCCGAAGGCGCTTGGTGTAAGGTAGGTGACCTGGTACGAACCATTAAATACGGCGGTGATCGTTTTGTAATTCAACCCGATGATGAAGGCGCTCCAGTGGTGTTTATCACTGTTCAAGCGCGGGAAGTCATTTCCAAGATTCGTTCTTTTGCGGAAGCGCAAAAAATGAAGGCCTTTGTAGATTAACTTTTGGGAAAAAGTATGGCAGATAATGAAAAAGACAATGTTCCTATCAAGGAACGCGAAGACGGTTCGGTTCTAGCAAGTATTGGTGCTCATCCCGACGATGTGTTGGAGGATGATGAGAAGGAAGAGAAAGCGGAAGGCGGTTCTGTAGACGAAGAGAATACAGACGGCGACCACGAAGACTCCGAGGCCAGCGCTGATGACGGCGATGGTGATGAAACGGAAGAAGAGCGTGAGAGAATCCGTGAAGCCCGACGCGAAGAGCGTCGCCTTAAAAAAGCACTGCAAAAAGAACGCGATGCGTCTGCTAAACACAAAATTTCTGCGCTTGAGCGAAGGAATGAAGAGTTAGCAAAACGATTGGCAGCTGTGGAAAATACCGCAGCGTCGTATCAGTTTGCACAAATTGACAAGGCATTGGAAGACGAGGGAACTCGTGTTGAATATGCCAAGATGAAAATGATGGAAGCTGCCCGCAACGGCGATGCAGCAGCCCAGGTTGAATACTTGGAGCACTTAACTGACTCGAAGCAAAAACTTCAGCAGTTACAACATTATAAGAAGCAACAGTTGGAGGCTGCAAAGGCTCCAAAACAAAACGTGCCCAACGTGGCCGCTGCCGAAGTTCAACGTAATGCCTCAACATGGCTTAAGAAGAATTCTTGGTACGATCCACAGGCGCGTGACACAGACAGTAGAATTGCCAAAGTAATCGATTCCGAACTTGCTGCCGACGGGTGGGACCCAGCAGATCCAGAGTATTGGGACGAGTTAGATAGTCGTTTGTCAACACGCCTACCCCACCGCTACGCGGCCAAGGGTGGAGCGAAGAGAGCAAACCCAACAGCATCTAGTCGCACTGCCGCGGCCCAGGGTACAAAACCTGGTCAGATCACGCTAAGTCGTGAACGTGTATCGGCAATCAAAGATGCAGGGGCTTGGGATGATGTTAACAAACGTAACAAAATGATCCGCGCTTATGCTGCGTACGATCGTGCTAACAAAGGATAAATGAAATGGCAAATACAAGAATTAAACGTGACGTAGAAGATCGCTTAGCCGATCGCGTACAAGAGGTTAAGGAACGCGCTGCTAAAGACAGCGTTTCCAGCGCGCAACGGGAACGCCTTGAAGCGTTCCGTGATAAGTGGCAGAACAGCGCCCTGCCAGAAATTCCTCGGGATGCAATCCCGGGAATGCATTTGTGTTGGTTGTCGACGACTAACACCTATGACAGTATCGACAAACGTATAGCGTTGGGTTATGAACCAGTTAAAGCCAGTGAGTTAGGTCAGGGCTTTGAAGGACTTGGTAAGATGAACTCAGGCAAGTTTGAAGGCTGTGTTTCCTGCAACGAGATGATTCTTTTCAAATTGCCGGAAGAAGTTTATCAAGAAGTGATGAAAATGATGCACCTCGAGGATCCCCTTGAGCATCAACGCAACATTACCGCGTCGGTCCGTGATACGGCCAACGAGGGTAAAGGTGGCCGTTCAATTCTTGAAGGCGGAATTCTGGAAATGGAAAAGGAATCTCGAAGAGCGAATAGCAATATTCGCTTCCAATAACAACTTCAAAACAAAGGAATTATAAATGTCCGCAACATTACAACCCTTTGGCCTGAAACCAGTATATCACCCAAGCGGGTTGGATCGTGCAATGCAATTCGCAGGTACGAACAGCTTTATTCAAGGTGTGTCTGGTTATACTGCTCCTTACTCGTTGAGTTCCGGCCAATCTTTTTGGCAGTACCAACCAGTAACGATCAATTCTTCTGGCCAATTGACTATCGCAGCTTCTGCTGCAACTGGCGGCAGCGGTGTCGCAACAAGCAAAGTTTATGGCGTTTTCGACGGTGTGGAATACACATCTGCCGAAGGTCGTCGTTCAGTGGCTAAATACGCCGCTAAAACAACTTTGGACGCAGCTACCAACATCATTTTCTGGATCTTCACTGACCCAGCATTGATTTACGAAGCTCAAATCCAAGGTTCTGCAACCGCAGCATCTATCGGTCAAGAGTACAACTTCAGTGCGACTTCTGGTTACACACCTGCTGATGGCTACGCTATCGGTAACGGTGGTGCTGGTTTCTCTACCACTGCTTTGTACGCAACAGCCGTCGGAACTGGCAACCAAGGTCAAGTTCGCGTAGTCGGCTTGGGTCGCGAAGTAGCATTCCCAGCTGGTCAATTGAACCAGTGGGGCGATGCATACACTATCGTCCAAGTACAGATCTGCAACAACTCCTTTGCCGCCGCGTCGGTATCGGTTTAATTAACAACGAAAGGAAATAAGTAATGGCAACTCCAATGCGCAGTACGGACTTTCGTGCGGTAGTCGAACCGATTATCAACGAAGTCTTTGATGGTGTTTATGAGCAACGTGCCGACGAATGGAAAGGCTTTGTAGAGCAGATCCAGGGTATCCCACGTAACTATCACGAAGAAGTGATGCTATACGGCATGAATGCCGCCCCAGCCATGCCTGACGGCACTCCTGTCAGCTATGACCAAGGTGGTACATTGTATATCACACGTTTCATCTATCAAATCTATGGCTTGGCATATGCCTTGACCAAAGTGTTGATGGAAGACGGTGACCACATCCGTATCGGTAGCACTTTCGCCAAGCACTTGGCTCAATCTATGATTGAAACCAAGGAAACTTTGTGCGCTAACTTGTTGAACTTCGCGTTCACATCTGGCTACATCGGCGGCGACGGCGTGACTTTGATCAACACCGCTCACCCAATCGCTAACGGCGGTTCTTACTCTAACCAGTTGTCTACAGCTGCTTCTTTGAGCCAAACTTCTGTTGAGCAATTGCTCATCCAGATCC